ACCGTATCGCTTGGCGGCTCTGGCCCACGCAGTAGAAAATCCACTGGGTCGGACTGCTGGCGAGGATTCCATGTGAACCACAACTCGCTGTTGGGCTTGCGGATTGTTGGCCTCAGCAGATCAAGGCTGGTCTGACTTAGGCTTTGTGCTTCCTCCACCCAGGCGCAGTCGTAACCCTCCAGCGACTTAATCGAGTCGGCTGTGTGGTTCTGCATCCCTTGGAAAATAATCGCTCCATCGCCCTTGCGTGACTTGATGACCGCATCCTGGACTTCAAAGTAAGCGCCAGCGTTCATCGCTTCAATCTTGGTTTCCAGCAGGCGTTTGACCGATTGGTTAAGTGACTTCTGTATTTCACGGACGCAAACGCTTCTGCGTCTTGAATCCATGATGTGCTCTTCAATCATCAGCTCGGCGAAGGCGTGGGACTTACCGCTGCCCCGACCACCCCATGCGCCCTTGTATCGTGCTGGTGCGGTTAACTGGACTGCCCACCGCGGCGTGTCAATCTTCAGGGTTTTTTGCATCCACCACCACACGCTCGATGCGCTCAAACAACAGGGGCGCACCACTTGCACCAGTGTGTTCTTGCTTAACAGTCTCAGCCCAGCGCATTTGGGTTTTAGTCCACCAAATAAGGCTTGTGGTGTCTCCACCTACGGCTTTGCTGTACAGCGTCTTAGCAATCTGCCCGTTGGCTTTGGCTTTGCCCATGTCCAGCTCATGCCTGTAATGCTTCCGCAAGGTCTTGTCGTCAATGCCGACTAAACAAGCGATTGATTCGTGCGGCAAGCCTAATCCGCTGCTGGATTCGACCAGGCGGCGGGTTTCGTCTGTGGGTTTGTGTTCTGGATTCATTTATATAGGGGAATTTGCCCGATGTTAAGCAGATTCTACTGCTTCTGTCAATAAAACGGCTTTCTTGCCTGTGAAGTCTTCCCATCGGGCATTTCATTTTTTTAACCAATATGACCAGATACCGCCGCCAAATATCTTTGCACAGAACTGCATAGCAAAAATCTCTGGCAGCAATCCCCCAAAGGCAATAGTTGGAAATGTAATTGAATCCACCGCAGCGCCTGCAACATTAGATCCGTTTGACCGAATCACCCACGGCTTATCCCGCAAATAATGATAAACAATGGTGTCTGCGGTCATGGCAAGAGCAAATGCCACAAACGATGCCAAAGCAATTGGCCCGGCCACTGGGTTGAGCAAATATGAAAGCCCACTAGCGACAGCAATCAATCCACCCATTTTTAGCCAAAGTCTGTCGTTTTCCCATTGTTCATGCAATTTGTCCCGCAATGACAAATCCAGCCCTATCAGCACAAAAGCATTTATCGGGCTAAACCAAGGGCCAAGCCATGCCACCAATAGATTGGCAACGACAAGTGCGGCAACGTAAATTGCTGGATAAATCAAATCAAAATCTCCTGTAATGGTTTTTGTTCCCAAAGTGGGGGGGGGTTAGACAAATCTATACGTTTTGCCATGCATCCAGCACAAACTTGTTTTTCAGCATGATTTAACGCCACATTCGTTGAATCGGCACTAGCCAAAGGCCACGGGCCAGCAGACATCCCTAACATCCTCAATCCATGCACCCAAGGCAATTGCCGCCCAAATGTGTTGGTCATTGCATTAAATGCTTCGTCCATCTTGCCGCACCATTTGGTAGTCCCAATTTGCCAAAATTCTCCGGCTGACCCAAAACAAACCCGCCCCCAGGTATCGCACAGTTCTAATAAATAGGGTATTGGCAAGCCCAAGTGCCAGACAGGAATGCCAAATTCTTTACGGAAAGGCCATGTTTTAACCATTTCCCTTTGTTGATCAACAGTCCCATCAATCACATCTGGCACAACCGCCCAATGTGGATGCGCCAGCAAAGGTTCAACCCATTCATAGAATCCATTAATGTCAAAGGTCAAGCCACGGGTTTTGGTACTAAATGCCCCGTTGTCCAGCATCAAAGACTGCCCCAAACGCAAGCACCTTTGCAAATCGTCTGGTCTGGCATAGGACACACAAAAATGCTTGCCACCCATTGTTTCCAAGGCTTTGATGGGCGTTATGGGCGTTCCATGATAGTGAATCACTGATGCGCCCTGTCTTGTAGCCGGTTTGTGGCTTCACGACTTCTGAATATCTCAATATCCAGCCGCGCCGCCTCAATCTCCCATTTCAGCGTTTCCTCTTTTTCAATTGCCGCAGCCAGCCCCTTGATAAGTTGTTGGTAAGCAGGGTCAGCGTAAGCCTCCCGTTCTTGAGCGTTTGCTGCCTCGTACCCCATTTCAAGCGCATCTTTCATCAGCAGGGCTTTTTTAGATTTGCGGAATTCCTCAAGGTATACCCGCTGGGCTTTGGCCTCTCCGTAAGCTGGGGCTTTGTTTCGTATCGTTTGCGCCGCATCTTCTGGTCTCATTTTTTTGCCTTAATATTTCTGCGTCTTTGAGCAGTCGAACGATTGTTTCTTCTTACCGCCATTCCTAATTCTTTGGTTTTTTTGTCATAAGACCAAACAACATCATGGACTAAACCACAATCACAACAAGCCAACCTGTAAAGTTCATCAAGCGGTACTACAAAACCTTCTTCGTCATGCCTTTGCACATACTTTGTCATTTCGCCTCCATGATTGCTACATCCACTCCAGCCACCGCGGAATAGACTTTTTTGATATTTAGCTCGACCACTTGTGTATCGTCTAAGTAAACAGTGCCATTCATCGCATCCAAAAATGCTTTTGCCACGTTGTCAATGTCTGGCTTCTTTGTTGGTCGTTCAGAACCGCTCAAACAAGCCTCTGTGCGCTTTTTTGAGTACGACTGAGGTATGGGTAGCCTGATGTATAAAAACACGCTTAAAGGCGTTTCTAGTGGCTTTTGTGAACCCATTGCTTTGCCGGCGCATGACTGGATTGCGGTTTCGTAGTCCAAAGTGGCTTGATCGGTATAAACCTTGGTGAACTTCCCATGTCGGGAAAACCTCGGCCTGCCTTTGCCCTTGGGTTCAAGCGGCACATCAAAGACGATTGCCATCACGCTGTCTCTCCATTTCTTGCGTCAAGGTATCGAGACCAGCCTGCCCACGCCGCTTCTTTATGCCCAGTTTCACACCCTCCCACCAAGCCTGTGCTTGCTGTTTCCCTGTTTCCTTGACTTTCAGTCGGTATCTGCGAATCCAGTCTCTCGCCTCGGTCTGGCGCAAGGTCTCCAGCATCGCAAAGCGCTCGGTTGATGTCAGCAAGGCTAAATTCTTGGCCTTCCCGTCTTTTGTCCAGTAGGGATTTGTGGTCATATATCACTTAAGATTCTCCATGCTGTTGCTGCGCACAATGGAACTTGTCCATTTCCAACGGCTTTAAGTCTGTCCACCCCAGAGGCCATCCCATCAACCATTCGACCCACATCGGGTTCAGCTTGCCACCAGCGTGAGTCGCCAGGGTAGGCGTATTCCTGTTCCGTTCGCTCGGATAATTCCCTTTTTTGGCATTGTGTGCTGTTGGCGTTGGAAACATCTTGTCCCTGACGGCTTGATTTATCGTGTACTGAGCTGAATGTCCCGACTTCCGTTTGGGAGTCCAATTCGGTTGTGTTCCTCTCTGACCGCAATTGGCATCTGGTGTCGGCCACTTTGCTTGAATCTCTGGATTCGCCAAGCTGAAGTTCACTCCACCCTTGGCTTTCCAAGATGCGCTGGTTGGCTTGCTTCGGTAATCTGTTGATTGCGGTGTCGGAAACATTCTCCTCCCAACCACCGTTTCCAAGTTCGGAAACCTGTTTTCTGCCCAAGAGTTTTCTGGGGTTATGGTTGCCGCCATTGCAGAGCAACTCCTTGGAGTGGGCCACAATCCAGATTCTGTCTCGTTGATGCGGAGCCCCGACATCTGCTGCTCCCAGCACTCCCCATCTCGCATCAAACCCCATCGAGGCCAAGTCTCCGAGAACGGTTCCAAGTCCCCTAGAAGTGAGCATTGGTGAGTTTTCCACGAAGACGAATCTGGGTCGTACTTCACGAATGATGCGAGCCATTTCTGCCCACATTCCTGATCGTTCTCCATCAATTCCTGCGCCTTTTCCTGCTGCTGAGATGTCTTGGCATGGAAATCCTCCAGATACAACATCAACAATTCCTGCCCACGGCTTTCCGTCAAAGGTTTGTACGTCATCCCAAATCGGGAAAGGCGGAAGAAGTCCGTCATTTTGTCGGGCGCACAATACGCTTGCGGGGTAGGCTTCCCACTCAACTGCACAGATTGTTCTCCATCCAAGGAGTTTTCCACCAAGTATCCCCCCACCAGCGCCTGCGAAAAGAGCCAGCTCATTCATGATGCCTCAAAGCCGTGCGCCATGCCTCACGCTGGATTTTGCTAAGGTTTTCCCCAGCCTGTTCTTTTTGCCGCAAAACCTTTGCCCATTGCTTTGGGTCTTGTTTGGTTAATAAAAGTTGGCGCAAATTCTGTATTACTTCCCTTTTTTCTGCTTCAGTAAATTTAATTGGCGGCAGGTTGTCAGTTTGTTTTGAATTGGTTTTGTAGAAAAGGCTTTCAGTAATCTGCGGCCATTTATGCGGCTCTTCCCACGCATGGGCTGAACACAGGCGGCTTCCACGGTCAACTGACCAGCGGTTCGGGCAACGATGCGCCTGACACATAAGATGGTCAAGATTATCCTGCGGCTCGTCTTTTCTGAAATTAGTTATTGCCATGATATTTTCCCTCTACGATTTTTGCAAAATTAGTTGGTTTCAAAATCCATTCAAGGTCGGCTGTGAATGCCCGACCATCCTTGCTGTTGACTTTGCCAGTTAAGAATTTACTTTTGCCGATGTGCTGGAAAAACTCACCCCACCAGTTAAGCACATCAGATGCGGTAATGTCTTGCGTTTGCGCCAGCTCTTCAGCCACCTCTCGCCATCTTTGCCGCAAATAACCCTGCCTGGTCGAATTCCAGACCTCAACCCTGCGTAAGGTTGGCAAGTGCTGGTGGTACAGGCTGATGACTTCTTGGTGTTGGCAAGCAGGAATTTGAAGGGGTGCTGATTGCTCAGGTTCGCCGGCAGGCGGACATATATATGTATTTACTTGGTTATTGGTTATTGGTTCTTGGTTATTGGTTGCTATAGGGGGGGTCATAGGGGGGCTATCACCTCCCTTACCCCACCTCTTAGCCGCCCCACGTTTTCCAGCAACAGAAAACCCTTTGTAAACAGAAATTTCCTTGTCACACCTTGCGTGATGCCACCCCAATTCGGAAAGTACAAACATATCTCGCAAGACAGAAACAATCACATTGGAATCTAAACGCAAACGTCTGGCAACCCAATCGGTATCAGATGGGATTGGTTCTTCGGTGTCGTAATACATATCCAAAAGTCGGCGGTAGGCCAAATCTTCATCATTGGATAAATGGGCTGTGGCGGCTCGATAGTCGCCAATATGGAATTGGTAATAGTGCATCATGGCCGCCAGTCTGCCCAGCCATGCACTTGTAAAACAAGGAATCGCTCAGTCTTGGTGTTTTTGGCAAGCCTTGTGGCTTCTTTCAGTGCGGCATCAAATGTGTCGTGATAACAAGTGAACCTGAACGACTTTGATGACCTGGCTTGCCGCATTACGACAAATTTCAGCGCAATATTTTCTAAGGGGGTGTCGCCAATGGGTTTTGGCTTTTTGAGGGTGAGTGTTGCCACGATTTAACCTTACTTTCATAGGTTGCTTTCACTGAAACACTGATGGCAGGACGGTGAAAGAATCGTCTTTTCGGGAGCTACCCTAGCCGTGTTTGGTGCAATTTTACTCTATAAACCATTCAGGCTTCAAGTCCTTGAGCTGGCGCAGCCGCAACTCAGGAATTTGTGCCTTCCACTGGCAGACCGCAGGCTTGCTGATGCCCAAAAGCCTCGCAAGCTCACTCTGTGACCCTGCCAATTTGATAA